GCCATGCATCTGTTTGATTTATATCAACATAGTGCTGAGGACTAGCATTTATCTGGTAACCTATTGGTAAAAAATATTTATCTGTCATGATTTATATTTAGACTACATATATTTAATTTGTTCTATTACTCGAACACCAATCTAGGAACAATGTGCATTGCTTCTAGTTCTTGGCACCAAAGCTTCATTGCATAGGGAATTGTCTTCATCTCAAATTCAGTCTGGACTCCACATGTTCCACAGTCGTAAAGGGATGCTTCCTTGTTTACTACTGCCAGGACTCCACAATTTTTACAGAACCCAGTATGAAACGGGTCCGATACATCCATCAGCCTCTCTTTGGTAAACATAGCTGTTCCGTGACTCAACATACAATCGCGTTCCATCTCACCCACACGCAGACCACCATCGCGAGATCTGCCCTCACAAGGTTGACGAGTCAGCGACACAATAGGTCCCTTGTTTCTGGAATGAATCTTGTCACTTACCATGTGTTTCAGTCTCTGATAGAATGTCGGACCCATAAAGATTTCAGCTTCCATCATCTCGCCGGTCTGACCATTGTACATAATCTCATTGCCGTAAGGATGCATACCCAACTCAACCATGTGCTTGCGTAAATCTTCAATCTTCAAATGAGAATATGGTGTCCCATCACCCATCGTTCCCTTCTCTGTACAAATCTTACCAAACATAGTCTCCATCAGTTGAGCAATTGTCATGCGTGAAGGAACAGCGTGGGGATTCATGATGATATCCGGACGCAACCCAGAAGCCGTATATGGCATATCCTCTTCGTTGAGAATGATACCACAAGTTCCCTTCTGGCCATGCCTGGAACTTACCTTGTCTCCAATTTCTGGCACACGCTCAGATACAGCTCGTACCTTGATGAAAGGGTAACCATCTGAGTTTTTATCCTGCCAGACTCCATCAACACGACAAGCTTCAGCTCCCTTGTGTGTTGTGGATGAATCGCGAAATGTATAACCGTGAGAATCTGACTTCAAATTGGTTACCTTGCCAATAACAATATCATTTGCTTGGATGATAGAGTTTACTGCAGGCATACCATTCTCTTGGATAGCATGATAGGATGAGTTCTTGTATCCACGAGTATTTTCACGACGGGGTTTAGCAAACTTCTCTTCCTTGCCAGAAGCCACATTGCGATGCTCTTCATCTTTGTAGATGGTGTAATAGAGTGACCTGAATAGGCCACGGTGAAGTGCACCCTTGTTCAGGATAACTGAATCTTCTTGATTGTAACCAGAGTAGATGCCAATTGCAACAATGGCATTATAACCAAATGGCATTTCCTGTATCTTCATCACATTCATCATACGTGTTTCCACAAATGGACGCATGGGAGAACAAAGGACATAACCATTCTTATCCAGGCGCTTTGAGTAATTCTTTGCATACAGACCCATTGCTTGCTTACCCATGGCTGACTGATACGTATTACGCGGCGACTGATTATGGTCGGACATCGGAATTGTACTAGCCATATGACCCAGCATGAGAGATGGATGAATCTCGCAATGAGTATGCTGAGCAGTTATCTCTCCAGGCATCATTGCAATACGAACTGTATCGGACTCCGTAGAATCGATATACTCAATATTTGCTTTCACCCAATCATTCCAGTCGGATGATGTTGGCTTCTCTAAGATTTTTCCATCTTGAACCCTGAACAAGGGTCGAACAATACGCCCACCATCTGTTTCAATGCTAATTTCTTGCTTGGTTACACTCCACGTAATTCCAGAATGAGGGTGAAGAACAAATGTGCGTTTAGCCTCTTTAAGAACATTAAAGACCAATGCTGGCTTCTGCGTGTATGCCACGATCACACCATTGATTGAAACTGGCGTACCGGGAACATTCTCCAAGGTTGTAATCCAATCCACTTCAGCTGTATCAATCAGATGCATAGCAATCATAGACGGAGTATGCTGACTGATTGATGTCATCATCGACATTGCCTTCACAATACCGACCGAGTGACCTTCTGGCGTCTCCACTGGACAGACGTATCCAAAGGACGTGCCATGTAGCTTGCGAGGAGCAAGAAGCTTACCTGACTTCTCTACAGGCGTCTGGATACGCCGTAGGTGGGAAACTGTCGCCAGATAAGATAGGCGGTTCAGAACTTGAGATACGCCAACTTTGGTTGCAGTAGACCCTGAATTGGCAGGTCCCACACCCTGAACCGTAAAGTTACCCGTTGCAAGTGCTTGTTTGAGTTTTCCTTCGATTGTGGACACCTTCAAGATCTTGTACAGATTATTGATGTTCAATACCTCAAGCGGGCGGGGCTCACCTTTCTTCCAGGTGTCATTATTAACCTCGTGAACAAATTTGCCACGAACATCTTTACACACCTTCTGAAACAGCTGCCTGAACAGATGAGTCAATAATGCACCAGTTGTAACTACGCGCTTATTAGGGTATGCATCGCGGTCATCCAGAGGAATTTTCCCCTGAACAGTCAGGACGAGTCGCTTTATCATCAGAGAAATTAGAATACACTTACGTGACTCAAATGTCTGCTTGGATGCAGTATCACCGCCAAATTTTACATGAGGCAGAAGTTCAGTCTCGAGAAGCATGCGAACATATTCTTTCTTGTCCTCCATGTTTGTGCCATATTGAAGGTGATGAGATAGATACTCGATGGCATCCTCACGGCTATATACCTTGATATCGGAACACTCGCGGAACGAAGCCGTAAGTGACTCATATTGTTCAGTATTAGTTCCCCATACCAGCTTGACAATATCCTCATCTGCTTCTAGACCCAGTGCACGAAAGATAACCATTGCTGGAATATCCTCACGAAACCGAGGAAAGCAGGCAGTCAGTGGCTGGCCAAAACCATTAAATTTAGTATTCATACGGATCTCAAGCTTCTTGGGAGGCATAGTAAATGATTCGTGGAGAGATTTTAGCTCTACTGTATGAGTATACTTTGCTGCAGTCTTCTTCGATGCAAATACCATGATGCGGTTATCTGCAACCTTCTCCTGACACAGAATGGTTCGCTCAGAACCGTGGATAATGAAATACCCAAATGGGTCGTTAGGACACTCGCCCAGCTCCTCATACGACATAGGATAGTCCTTCATGATACAGAGCGATGACCCAAGCATAACTGGAATCTTTCCAAGGGAAATACCCTCAAATACACGAGACTGCTCGGTGAATGTGTCTAGTTTCTCTCCGGAATACATACGAGTCACAAACCGAACATCTGCAAACATTTGAGCTGCATATGTGAAGTTGCGAAGGCGTGCTTCCTGGGGAAACATAGGCTTTACACGGCCAGTGGCCTCATGGATTCGGGGCTTGATATATGTAATATTCTCAAACGATAGGCGAAACTCGTACTTATACTTCTTTGTTACCTCATCTTGCTCATGCCATACTACAATTGGAGCGGCGGATGACACAATCAGAGGAAGCTTGACGCGAATAAAATCCTCATATGATTCAATCTGGTGCTCTACTAGCTTCTGTGGTCCCTGATTCACAAAGAATGAACGAATTGCTTCCCAGTCCATATTGTTTAAGAGTAGTTCCACGTAAATCATTCTCTATTCGTTTTTAACAAAGGAATGGACAAGAAAATCATCATTCAAAAATTGGGATCGGAAAAACCAGAAGTTCATCAGTCAAAAAAAGGCAAGACTCTAAAGACCTTCCCACGGGGTATTATAAAGAAGTCGTCTAAGTTTACTCTCAAGGGAACTTCCGATCCGGCTAAGTCTCCTCCTCTAAAGAAGGGTATGAAAAAACATACTTTGCGTATGTTGACAGAGAAAGGTGCAAAACGGCATCGTAAGACTCTTAAGCGTCGGATTTCAAGAATGAGTGATTCTAAAGTTCAAGATGTTGTCAGGGGTAAGGGATTAGTCTTGAATCCTAGAACTCCCCCTGAAATTTCCAGGGAAATTTTACGTAACGCTGTATCTGCTGGTTTTGTTTCTGTGTAATTTCATAATGACCAAAATTTGGGGCCCATTAGGATGGATGACATTACATTCTGTAAGTTTGATATATCCAGAAAATCCATCACAATACGACAAACAAATAGCAACCAGGTTTTTGGATTTATTTGGAGAGACAATTTCATGTATTCAATGCAAGTCTCATTTCAGAAATATTTTTAATATATATAAATCTTCTAATCCTGAATTTCTGAACTCTCGCCAGGATTTTGCACTCTTTGGTTTTAGAGCACATAACACTGTAAATTTGCGTTTAGATAAGCCAAGACCATCTTCTGTTTCAGAATGTCTTCGAACGCTTAAGGCTGCCACGGCACAAACATCGTTTGCTTCTTTTAGACAAGCATATCTGTCTTATTTGCTGAAAAATTGGGGACATGATATAAGCGGCCAAGGACTCGTGACAAAAGAACAAGTGAAAGATATGATCAAAATAAATAACGAATATTGGTCACCTAGAGAGATACCAATTCCAGATTTAAAAGAAGGTGATATTATCACACCCATTGAACTATCTAAATCAAGAGTAAATAGTCGTGGTACAGTTGTATCAAATTTTGTTGGATTCAAAGGGGGCAAACTGATGTTAACGAAGAGATAGGACTCCAAGGAATACTAATTCGAGGTTTCATTTCCCAATCATATTTCTTCATCCAAGTCTCTCGAGTCTCTTCATAATGTTCATCTGGATATATAACTCTGCGTTTAGATTTCCGCAATGAGTGAGAAGGTAATATCACATGAAGCTGTTTGGTAACATTATATGTAAGTTCACCCGGGCTTATTGTGGTCTCATATAACTGAACTATATCCTGAATCATTGGAGCTTCAGGATATGGGTATACCCATCCCCAATTATAGACATCATTCGTCTTGAAGTAATGCATTGTCCAGTGAAATGTTTTCCAATAAGCATCTACAACTGGTTCCATATTTGTGACACCATCCAAAATATGAAGCCCATACTTTACTGAAATACAATCAGCTGCTCTCCCAACTACAGCCCGTTCAAACACCTGCTTACGTGATTTAACAAGTTCTTTTAGTACACCTATCTCTTTCTCTGCCGCGTAATCCAGAAATGTTGCTCTACCTTCTTCAGTTGCCAAGTCAGGTTTTCCAGATTTGGTGTAATACTCCAATGCACGACCATACCCATCCTCACGCAAAGAGAAGATTCCCAAACTTGGCATAAAGTCATTTCCAAAGCAAAGGACGCTTAGTGTCAAATATTGCTCAATATCGATCGGAAGAGTCAAAATCAACTTCTGGACGTCCAGCAAAGAGAACTCAGCCTGCTTCAAAGATGGGTCGTTGAACTCCCCAGATTCTCTGAGAAGGGTCAATTCAGTAGATAACTTATGATTAAATAATGAAAGAAGAATTAGATCTGCATCCAATCCATAGATACAAATACTCTTTCGGTCTGCTTCTGGTATCTTTTTGATGTCCTGAAAAATCTTATGTTCACCTTCTCCTGGCTCTTGTGTAGGAGAAAGCTGTACATCTGGAAATCTTTTTCGAATAGCCTCTTCCAATAACCTCATATAAGGAGTATCTGGTGAAATCTGATTACGGTCAAACGATTCTGCCTCTTTAACTCTGAAACGTCGATATCTCTGCTGAACAATTTTTGCATACGGAACTAGACCGTCAAATGCAATAATTACCTTCTTTGCCCTGAATGATTTCAGTATATGATCAAGTGCATCCAGGACACTTTTTATTGGGTCTGTTACCTGAAGATAACGATGAATTAGGCAATTGAAATCAATTCCCAGAACATCTACATCAAGTTCTCTAGCGATTCGTGTGATTCCAGAATGGTTTCGTATCAAACTTGCAAAATAAAAGGGGATGCCCATTGATATGTTACGCTATAGTTATGAAAACTCTTGATAATCAATAAATGTGGCATTATATTCTTTTGGTTGTAGTCGTGGTTGGTCTTGCTGTCTATTACATGTATCCTCGTTTTACACCAAAGTCAACTGGTTGCTCAGCTTGTCCTGGTAAAAAATAATATACTATACACATAAATGTCAAAAAAGAGAGGAGGAGGTTCTAGCGTTCTAGATGCATTAATGTACCTTGCATATATTTCAATTCCCATTGGTGCATTTCTTTACATTGGATTTGCAATATATGACGCTGTAAACCCTTCACATTCTTAACATATTATTTTAGTCCTTTTGAGTAAACAACATGATTGACCCAAATATTATTATTATTATTCTGCTTGGACTGTTGTGTTTTTACTTTATAATACACCCCCAGAGTTCTGAGAGAAGAAAGTGGGCGATCGGAGGTCTTATATTTATGATGGTTCTTTTGGGTGTAAGGGTAAATTATCTTCAGAACCCATATTAAATGTTATGGAAATGGATCTATTCAATCTATCGTAATATCTATTACATGTTTTACGAGTTATTTCACGATGGCTTTGCAGGAGGTAAAAGAAAACACAATAGAAGATAAATGCCGGGAACATGTGGAGGTCGTAGATATACTAAGAAGTATCTGAGATTACATGGCATTGGTGAACTTAAAAAAGGTGAACTACACGGTTACCATGCCAAGAATAGCAAGACATCTCGTCGTAAATCATTGAGAAAAACTGTTCGTTCAGTCGGGGCTCTGTCTACGTTCCGAAAGCTGAATGCCCTTGCAGTTTACACTAAAAATTCGGCTCCGACAAAATCTAAAACAATCAAGACCGACCGCAACTGGGTAAAGAAAACCTATATGAAGTAATAAATGAGACATAGCCTCGTTTCTGCACTTTTAGTCACCGCGATATACGCCGCGTTCAGAGTCTATGGTACCAAAGACAGACGGTTCAGCAAGGGTCTTTTGATTGAATCTCTAGTGTTTGCCGTGTGTTCGTTTATAGTTATGTATTTATACCGTAATTTTTGGCTTCGTGAGGGAATGCAGACAACTTTTGGAGAAACGTGTCCAAACGGTCACGAGATGGTAGAAGATCCATCTTATCCTGAACAGAAAACGTGTAGGCCTGTTGGACGCAAGACTAGTTCTACTGCGACTGGCTTTCGCGACAATACATAAAAATAATGTTTATTAATTAAATAAATGCTCGATAAGCTTGCTCACGTTCTGGCGTCTGCCCTTGTGTTTGCTCTGTTCGTGCCCGGTGTTCTTGTAACACTTGGTGGCAAGCATAGTCTATTAGTTCATGCAGTTCTGTTTGCCCTCGTTCACCAGGTTGTGCGTCATTTTCTAGATGGCCTTCTTGCCACAGTCGGCGTTCGCACTGGAGCACCTAAGAGGGATCTATATGGCGAGGGGGGTCATGGCATCCGCCAAATGTAATTTCTCTCGTTTAAAACAAAAATGTGGGGTTATTTTCTGCTAACTGCATTAACGTTCTACGTGGTCGCCTTCATGGTTTCTGTTCCCAATCTTGGCCCTGTGCCTTCTCCCGTCGTGAAGGCTCTTCTGTTCACGGTCGTTCATGTTGTCCTTCACAGGGTTCTCAAGCCTCACCGCAAGTAAATATCTGAAACATACATAAATGTGGAAATGGTTGCTATTTAACACAGCTCTTTTCTGGCTTGTATCATATCTTGGAACAAAGAATCATGTTCATGCAGTTCTACTTGCAGTAATTTTTGCAGTTGTTCATCATTTTCTTGGAAGGAAGCTGTTGAGAGAAGGGTTCGATTATATGCCAGATAGCCGTAAGACTTCTTGTGCTCCTGGTTCTGTTCCAGCCGAGAATGGGTTAGACTGTAAACTCCCGAATGATAGATACGGCCTCTAAAAATGGATTGAACACATAATAAGATGAACATCTACAGAGCAGTCATCTGCAAGTTCTGTAGATGGTAAACGAAAACACTCGCAGCGTCCCTCCGTGGTATCGCCGCCAAATCTTGCGTGAGCAAAACGGTAGGTGTGCAAACCCAAAGTGTCGTAAAAAGCACAAGCTGGACTCAAAAGAGTGTGAGACCAATCATATTATTCCTTGGTCTAAAGGAGGCCGCACAGTTCGTTGGAATCTTGAGGTGTTGTGCATAACATGTCACAAGAACCACACCTGTTCGCTCATGAAAAAGCGTTTCGGGAAGAAAAAGGTTACCAAACACGATGTCACATATTCAAAAGTTTACAAAAGCTACAGAAAAAAAGGAATGATACTGAGGAGTTACCGCTTCTAATCGGTCTCCAAAACGGAATTTTTAACTGTATGTAAATATCTACAACAAAATGCCAACCCCTCTAGGCGATCAACAGACTGCCATAACAATGATGGGAGGCAAAAGTGCCTGGCTATATTACAAGGCCGAAAACAAGAGCAAACAAGTGCTGGCATCTTCACGCATGGAGGCTTGTAAACAATTTCTCAAAAGCAGTCCACAAGACAGGGCGGATTTTGAGAGAGCAAGAGGACCACAAGATGGAGAGATAGCTGCAGCCATTTACTGCTGTAGTTCAGGAACAGACAAGTCGGTAGTGGATAAACTTTTCAGTGAAAACGGGAAGTGGAAGCCAAACGACCCCTTCAGACAGAAAGTCGACAAGTGGCTCAGGTCATGGGGTTGGCAAATATAAGTGCATTAGCACAAAAACGAATTTTTACTTTGAGATACAAATAGTTCTTACAAGATGGATTCAAAAAGGTATAGATATCTGCTGAACCATCCGCGATGGCCATCTCCTGAAGCCCGAGTTGTTGCAAAAAACATTGCAAGATTGAAAGGCGACGACATTGTAAAGCGTATGACACATGAACAGGCTCTAGACTATCTAGCAATACGTTCACGTATGACATTAGACGAGTTTCTAGAACTACCCAAGCACGATGCCTGGGTTGCTCTGGGCTGTGTCAGACGCGATACAATGGGAAGAGTGTTACCGTTCAATCCATTGTACGGTTGCTTATACAGATGGTGGTAAATGCCGAAAGGTAAAAACGAATTATTTTTACATAAAAAAAACATTCTCAGAAACAGCTCAAAATGTCCTTATCTTACAACCAAATAGAAGAAGGAGCCGTGTACACGAAGGGTGGAGAGCAAGTCATGGTGTTGAATAAGCACCAAGTCAGAATGACGGATGGAATAGAATATCGATACGTTTACAAACTTGTCGGACAAGACGTCACCCACTATTCTGTTCCATACCAGGGGAATGAACTCAACCAGCTGTTGCAGCTGGTCGTTGGTGCCCCTACACAAGCTGCATAATTATAGCCGAAAGGCATTTTTACTCTAAAACGGATTTCGATCCAACTTTTTAAGTTTCTGGTAAACCATGGGTTGGTATACAAATTACGAGATAGAGTTTGCTGATCAAATTGAGTGGGATGATTTTACAGACAATTGTTTAGACAAATTCAATGTTCAGTACCTCTATTTGAGAGACCTGGAGTTGCCCCGTCTTGTAGTGTGCATCTATTCAACCCACTCTATAGAAGACATCTTAGATGCCCTGAAGACAGAGTACAAAACTACCATGCACTACCGCAAGTACGATGCCACCGTGTGGATTGTACATGGGTGGGTGTAAATAATACGGACTTTCACAGTCCAAATATTTTTACTCTAAAAACGGACTTTCATATCTTCAACATCTTATATCAAAAATGGAGTATCTTTACGTGCTGAAGCTTGAAAAAGGCAAATGGTATGTTGGAAAAACAATAGATATAATGAAACGCTACCAACAACACGTTGATGGCAAAGGGTCTGCATGGACTTCAAAATATCCGCCAGTATCGCTGGTAGAATCAAAACCAATCGGTTCGCTACATGACGAAAACAACTCAACGAAAGACTACATGAAAAAGTATGGAGTCGAAAATGTTCGCGGAGGGTCTTATACTCAAATCACTCTAGATGATAGCATGATTTCAGTACTGAACAATGAGTTCCTTGGGAACACAGACAAGTGTTTCAAGTGTGGCTTAGCAGGCCATTTTGCAAACAAATGTAGGAAAGAGGAACTCGTATGGGAATGTGATTATTGCGACCGCGAGTTTACAACTCGATTTGGTTGCTCTGTCCATGAGAAATCATGTAAGAAAACTTCCACAACTGGCGTTTGCTATCGATGTGGCCGTGACGGCCATTACTCGCCCGACTGTTATGCATCAACACACAAGAAAGGATATTCCCTGGACTAAAAACGGATTTTGATCCAATTTTTTAAGTTTCTGGAAAAGATGTTCAGGTCTTCTGATGGCGCAAGGTGGACACAGATGTCTGCAGGCAGACTGGCTGCACTTCCTTTCTGGAAAGGCAACCGAATTGTCGACGATACGCACGTACAGCGAATTTCACAATCAATCAAGACAGGCATAACGGAGCTGAATATCAGCCCGTATCGAATTGTAACGACAGTGGTAGATGGTGAGATATGTAAGTACATCATTGACGGACAACACAGAATCACACTTCTTCGCGAGTACTTTAAGAATCCTGATGCCGACGACTTTCTAGTCATCGTCATCGAGAAGGAGTGTGAGGCTGAACTAGATATCATTGAATACTTTGGAACGGTAAACCGGACAAAGGCAATGTTTTGGCGCGAAGACCCTGTTCTAGCTGCTAATAACTATATCGTTCCTTTTGTCAAGGAGTTCAACAGAGACCCCAAGAAGCCAGTTATTCGATCTGGCAAGGTCAACCGACCATACATGTCAGTCGATCGACTACGCGAGGTTCTAATCGAAAAGCATGTAGTCGAATGGCGAACACTACCAACTGAGTTTGTTGCCAGATGTCGTGAGATTAACGACGCTGAACTAGAAAAGCTCGATACAACCGTGTCAGTCAACAAGCGTGCAAAGGAAATGAACTTTACCCTAGGTCTCCTGGACTTCAAGTTTCTCTAAACACTGACAATATACTCCCAACGGAGATAGTCACAAATTTTTTTCCAGATTTGGTCATGGGAAATTAGCCTATCTCGTGATTTCAGCAATGGGAAGTATACTTTGTATTCATCTAATTCTAGGAGCTCGAAGAACTTGTATAGAATATATGAATAAGATAGAAAATTAGTACGATCATTAGGGCAATAAAGTAAAAATGGTGCCTGGATGTCTTGAAACATGGCTCTGATTTTCTCCTCGATTTCTGGTGTGATAGTCGGAGGCGGGTTGCCATTGAGTCGAGAGACGATGTGGGCTGCATGCTCATAATACTTGCTTCTGTTTAGCTTCTTTAAAATCTCTCGTATATCTTTTTCGCAAAGTTCAGCAATATTTTGTATGCGTCGTTTCTTGATTTCGCATACAACTTCATTCATCACTTCATCTGGAATAATTGTACTTTCCTTTGCTTGGAATTGATTCAAGATCTCATTCAGATGATTAATCTTCTTATATGCATAATTATTCCTTTCTTTAGGAGGGTCGCGAAAACTGGGAAAATCAGAAACAACCATCATATATTCTTCTGATCCACACATCGGACATGCCAGGATACCTTCGGCAGCAACTTCTTCTCGAGCGACATTACACCGATTACAGTGCTCCGTATCAGTATTTACATCACTTGATTCGGTGCCAGTACCCAACTTCATTCTGGAAACATACTCATCAAACATCTGCTTGCGAGATGGTCCAGTCTCTACTGGGGCAGATGGAGCCAAATACTTCATAAAAGTAGTATTATCTACGTGTTTTGCAGTAACTACAGAACTTGATTCGGACTGACCGTAATATTGAAGCATCAAATCGGCATTCTTCAAGAAATAAGTATCCAATTGATTTTGTTCCTTGAGCTCTGATTGAAGTGTACGCAACTTATCGTGCTTTTGAGCCAATTTGAAGATATCTTTACCAGATTCTAACTCGTCGATTTCAGCCTCTAACTCCTTGATTTGGTCAACCAAAGACGTCTGATTTGCATGAGATTCACGCAAAGAATTGACAACTGTCTGATGAACAGAATCTAATGTTCCGCCCAAGGTTTGCTGTTTCGTATCTCTCCCCTTTTTTATACGAAACATGCTATCAGACATTTGATATTCTACTTTATTGCTATTAAAATAGCTAAAACGCCAATAGCAATCAGAATCGGATATGCAGAATCTGACCGATCAACAAAGCCTTCCTTAGTCTGAATACACTTTGAAATATCGGCTTGTACACATTTCGAACTATTAAAGTCAGCTGTCAAATCCTTGTTGAGAAATCTGGATTGGTCTCCACCACTTGTAGGACATGTATAGCATTCACATGTAGGGGTTGAATCTGCAGCCAAAGAAGTAAACAAATGAATCGGGTTCAAGTTTTCTGTATCTTCTAACATTCCTGGAATTAGACCATCAAAGTTAGATGCAACACCTCCAAGATCACGCTTCATTGATTCCGGAAGAACGTCAGCTCCGCTGGATATGTTATTGATGTAATTATATCTTGCTTGAATAGACTTATCAGATGCCATACATGAGCCCCCAGTATTTACAAAATATTGGTTTCCCAGAGCAGGACCAGCAATCATGTACTTCATGTACTGAAAGATGGCTCCAGTGTTCGTGGTAAGTTGACTGATTGTGCCTCTTGAACCAACGCCCAATGAGGCGGGACCCTGTATGTTTTCTGCATAACTATAGCTCGGACCCATCACAGAGTCAGCGGCATTGCTAGGAGCACTTTCAATTTGATCCCATATCGGATTCTGGTCACTGTTTGCCATTGTTACTTAAAGCAAAGAAAACCTGCTGCCGAAAAGAACTGTTTGACATCATACACGGTCTCTGTTTCATAACAGAAAGTTCTGTCCCAGCAAATGGAAACTTAAATACGTCACAAACATACATCAACGCCAGGAATGCACTTCTGTTAATTCCACATTGACAATGAACAAATATCTTTCGGGACGTTGGGTCTTGCATATAGTGTTTTAATATTGCCTTGAATTCTGGATACCACTTTAGAATATTTACATGCAATGCATCCACTGCATTGATACAGTAATACTTGTCTGGATTTTTCTCTTTAAACCATGATGGCGAATCAGATTCTTCTGCACAGTTGATCACGTGTGTAATCTCATATTTCTTAACAAATGCAGGGGTTAACATCTCACCAGCTCCAACCAGAATATATGGATGGAACAGAGCTGGGGGGTCGACAGTATATCCTCTAGAACTATAACGAAGTGAACGTCTGGTTTCCGGGTCCATTACTCTAAAACGGAAATACTTTATTTCAATTAAAGCACACGATAAATGCAAGATACTGGCAAAAACAGAAATACTAGAGACCAATTTTATACCAAGTCTACAGTATCAAAGTTATGTGTTGATGCTATTCTTTCAAATATACCGGATGCATGTAAGTTTAAGTGGGTTGAACCATCAGCAGGCAATGGGTCATTTCTTAACAACGTTCCATCTGGATTTGACAAGCAAGGTATTGACATAGACCCTAAATCAAAAGATATTGCACAAGCCGATTTTATGGAATGGGAATACGATTCAGATAAGCCATGTATATTATTTGGTAATCCTCCGTTTGGTCGTCAATCTTCACTGGCAAAACAGTTCATTAAACGCGGATGTGAATTTGCAGACATTATAGCATTTATATTGCCACGTTCATTTCTAAAACCAAGCATGACAAATGCTTTCGATAGGCTATTTCATTGTAAAACAACCATTGAACTCGATAAGGATTCTTTCGAATTAAATGGGGTTGCCTATGATGTTCCATGTATTTTCCAGATTTGGGTAAAGGAAGATTCTCCTAGGATTCTAGAATCAAAAATAAATCCCATAGGCTTCAAATATGTCAAAGATAACTATGACATAGCATTTAGGCGAGTTGGAGGACTAGCAGGCAAATGTTACTTACCAGGGCAACTAAATCCACAATGCTATTACTTTTGGAAATTAGATTCTGAGTTTGTTTCGTTCATTCCAGAGATCATTAAAAAAATGAACGAACACGTTTTCCCAAGCAATACAGTTGGTCCTCGTAGCCTATCCAAATCAGAAGCTAATAAAGTTATGAATCACATACTGAAGAACCTGTCATGATCAGCAGGTGGAATAATTCCCTTTGGATACAGAGCAAGCATGTCAGTTCCAGTAACAAATCTAATTTTTACGTCGGGGAATGCAACATTACTAACAATGATATATATTAACTTTGCAGCCTTCTCAGCAAAGATATCTGGATCGAATGATCTTCCTGTGCCAACCATACTAGATGGCATAAATTTACATCCATATGGTGTAAACATCTTTTGTTCGTATTTAATTTCTGGATTTCCAGGATCAATCATATCATGACCCTTGCACCCTGTAACATGAGTTAGATCAAACTTTTGACACAGTAGAAGTTCCATAAAAGGTGAAATGTGACGTCCATCCTTGAAAAGCTGTTCTACGACTTCACGAGGAAGGGTGTCGAATGAATAATTGCCGATTCTTATGTCGAAGGTTTTATTCAACTCCATTTTTTTGCTTATCAATTCTGGATTTATTGTGATCCATTTTACACTAAGGTATGAAACACTGTATTAATTACATATGCAATTACCATGGATGCTGCACCAAGAACAGCTGCTCCGGTGTAAGAAACTACTCCTCCATCTTTATATGCATGGGGAACATAGCGAAGAGCCAACTCTCGCGTAGTTGCAAGAGACATGGTTGCTGCTGCTAGAAAGAATGCCAGGTAACCTAAAAAGCCGCGCACTGAACCACGAAGAATAGAAAACTGATGGGAATAATCTGGAGCATTAGGTTTTTGAGGCGTTGTATTCAGTGGAGTGCTAAATGGGTCACCTCCGCCAGTCACCATTGGCTGAAATGCAGGAGATTGAACAGGTTGTCCTCCGAGAAGCTCTGATAAATCTGTTGCACCTTCCATGTTTATTTAGAGGAAGTGATTTCACACGATGCATCCTCCACGCGATATTTATAACATTTTCCATCGGCCTTGACTTCTCTGTCCTCGAACTTATCTGGAGTAATGGCTAAGACCTTCTCACTTTTGATTGGGTGATGAAGCAACATAACAACTAGACCAAATCCAATAATAAAGGCAAAGAATCCCATTGTTTCCTTACGTCTGAGAAGCTTATCGATCATTTACAAGTACATTAAGAGAAACAGCCGATGAAGAACATGGTACTGGCTCTGCTTTGATTCTGACACAACCAGACTTAGTTGTATATGATCCGGAATCTCCAGGTGTTGGAATTGTTGCTATTTGTCGCTTAGGAGGCTTAAAAATTGATACTACGAAGAAGCCAGTCAATACGCCCGCGAACAAGCAAGAGAATACGTCCATTATATATAGTTAAGGCTTTCCTCCGTCTATTATTGTTTGTCCAGATCTGTATGGAGTACCGCCATCTCTGACTGATAAGCCTGAAGCAGCCGATGAACCTCCATCTATTACAGATATTATTTTTCGTTGTATAACAGCTCTAGGAGCAGGACCAATGTAATCACATGTACACGGTTCGACGTAATCAATTTCGGTAAAGTCTACAGGCCCACAACCAGCTGCTCCGCGATACAGAGTTGATGTAAATAGCCTATGATTGGCATCCTGAACCTTAAATGTTCTTCCGAGTGTTTCTGCTTTTATTTTAGAAATGTAGGCAGTAGCTGTCCTCATTTCTTAAGTTTACGTGTTTGTTTAACTACGGGAGTTGGTTCTTGCTTCAGCTCCTCAAAACGTTGCCGCGCTTCCTCTATTGACAATCCCCGATATACCACCTCTAATTTCAGTTTGAGGAATTTGGCCATAGTCGGTTCCTGGGACGTTGCGGACTGCATTTA